CACGCGCGGATCACTCAACATCTTCGCGGGTGGCTCGGGCTCGGGCAAGTCGATCTTCCTTCAAAACATCGCGCTCAATTGGGCGTTGATGGGGATGAACGTCATCTATATCACCTTGGAGCTTTCCGAGGACTTGGTGAACAACCGTCTTGACGCAATGGTGTCACAGTTCAAGACGACAGAGCTTCTGAAAAACATTCAGGAAGTGGTGCTCAAAGTCACCAAGGTGCAACGCGGCGTAGGCGGCAAGCGCGCGGGTGAGTTTATGGTGAAGAAATTCGCCGAAGCCGGAACGACCGCCAACGACATCAAGGCATATTTGAAGGAGTACCAGATCAAGACGGGGCGCAAGCCCGATGCGGTGGTGATCGATTACCTCGATCTCATGCACCCCAACAACGCCAAGATCGATGTCTCCAACCTGTTCACCAAGGACAAGTATGTTTCGGAAGAAATGCGATCCATCGCAGGCGAGTGGGATATCCCGCTGGTCTCGGCGTCGCAGCTTAACCGTCAGTCCGTGGACGCACAGGAATTCGATCACTCCCACATCGCTGGTGGTATCTCGAAGATCAACACGGCGGATAACGTGTTCGGTATCTTCACCTCACTGACGATGCGCCAGAATGGCAAGTATCAGATTCAGTTTCTGAAAACGCGTTCGGCATCGGCGGTGGGCGAGAAGCTCGATCTCGCCTATGATCCGGATTGTATGCGACTGTCGGATATGCCGGATGAGGATGATGACGACAAGACGGTGATGAACAATCGCCAGACCACCCATACGGCGGCACAGCAATCCACTATCCCCAACGCGGGGCCGTCACCGCAGGCTGCGCCGCCATCGGCGGGGGCGAATGTCCGTAGCAATATCCAAGACCTACTTGGAGCATTTAAGAAAGTCGGAGAGTAAATCTTTCTGCCTAAATAGCAGAAGATTTACGGTGGTGCTGTGGAATACGAAAACGATATGCGTTCTTACCTCGACATAGTGGAGTTTTACTCAAACGAGTACGCCCCTGCTATGCTCGTGGAAGAAGCCGCCATACCCGTTGATGATATTTCGCAGCGCCTTGCCGACATCGTGTTTAAGCTTCGGTCCTACACCGACCCCACTGGCGGGGAGTATTCTTTGGGTTTTGAAGAAGGGCTTGAGATGGCGGCGAGAATGATTGAAAATTTGAACAACACAGGTGAGACAAGTGGATCGTAAGTTTACAAGCCTTCTGGAAGAACTGTCCGCTGCGTCTATTCGCAACAAGGAACAGTTCATCGAGCATCGGGCAGAGCAAGCCATTGCTGCTATCCAGAATCTTCGTAAGCTGCTTCGTGAAAGCTTCCCCGAAGCCACGGCGAGCGATCTTGATAAGCGTCTCATCAATGCCATCAAAACCGATGATCCGGAAAAGTTTCGACGCGGGCTCAAAGCTCACAACAAGGGGGAATAATGACCGACACGTTTAGCAGTTTGATCGAAGCCGACATCGGCACGATGATGAACGTGGCGGGCTCGGCTGTCGCCGACAAAATCACTTACAAGGGCAAGGAGATCGGCAACCGTTTCCTCACCAAGCTGGGTAGCGCCCGCGCCGCTGGTCGCCTCGACCTCGACTTCATCTATCGCGACCTCGTTGATTCGTGGAAGTATTACCGCACCGTTCAGCGCGCTCCGTCCACTGTTGCCACTTTCGTGGATTTCGTCCAGACGGTGTTCGGCCTCGAAATGCCGGAAGATTCAATCTACCGCGCCATCTACGGCTACGATCCCACCAAGTCCTCAAAGCCTCCCCAGATCATGGCACCGCATAAGGCGGTGCTGTTGGATAAGTTCAAGGTCATCTTCTCGGCTCGCTCGACGCAGGAGCGCCTCCTTGCCGCATCGCAGGACATCGCCCGCTATGCCGAGAACAATGAAGCCGACCAGACCTACATTGTCCTGATGCTGAAATGGATTGGGACGAACAAGCCGGAGTTGCTGGGTCGCCCCGGCATGGAGCCGTTGAAGGCCCATTCCCACGGTGGCAACCTCACCACGGAGAACACGGAGAAGCTTCTGAAAGGCTTCGCCAGCGTGTTGATCAAGCGCCAGATCATTCTCCAACGGATGGCGGATGCCCAGCCAGAGGGTAGCCCGGCTGCCAACGCCGCTGGTGGCGAAGACGCCGATGCCACGCCCGGCAAGGAAGACGCCTCGACACAGAAGGTGGGAAGCACCGCAACCAAGATCAGCTTCGATCCTCCGAGCACGCAGGAAGAACCCAATTGGGGCGGCTTGATTGCTCCCAAGACTCGTAGCCGTATTCTCCCCGATTCCGAAGTGATGCGCAACATGGGGGCCATCGGTCAGCAGATTAATCTCAATCATTTTGCGAAGTTGTCGGAAGATGACGCCACGTGGGAAAACCTTCGTAACGGCATATCGCATCTCGGTTTCAAAAGGATCAACTCACTCTCCGCGCAGTTGATGCATATCGTGGTGCGTTTGAAAGCAGATGTCTCATCCTTTGTGACTGTGATGGGTCAGATTCAGTCGAAGCAAACCGCCGTGTTCTGGCCGCGAAACAACTACATGGCGGCGTTCCAGTTCATTCGTGCGGGTGGTGCTTTCGATGAGGTTACCGCAGAGTTGAACCATTTCTGTAATACCAATGAGAAGGCGGCTGTTATCTACATCGCCCTGCTCCGCTACATCGCCAAGGAGATGGCGGTCGGGAACGGCGCTCCGGCGGACAATGAGCCCGCCCCAGCAGCGGCTCCGGCGGCTCCGGCAGCACCGGGTAATGCGTGATGGATTTCATCAAGACCCTTACGGAGAGTAAGCTTTTCCCCTCCAAGGGGACGTTCCAGCGCTACACCGGGCGGCAATTGGCCGAGCTTGCGTATCTCCACATCATCGCTTTGCGGATCATGTCATGTGAGAAGATCACGCACATGCAGGCCAAGCAGTATGCGCTGAAAACCAACAACCATGATGATTTCAAGAAGTGGCGGCAGTCATCGACCGACCTCTACTATATCATCTACGCGTTGAGCGCGGAGGTGAAGGCTCACGATAACACGTCGGAGCATTACATCAAGACGCTGGCACTCGATCTCCCCAAGATTACCGCGTGGCTGCTCTCGATTTCGTCCCACAACTCGATGAGCGAAACTCGTACTCGCCGCCTGTTCGCCACGCTGGATAACCAGTTCAAGATCAATGATGGCTCGTATCGTTCCATTCGTCGTCTTGCGATGAACTGGCCTGATATCTCACTTCGTGACCGCCAGCTTTGCTTCACGCGTTTGATCCAGATCATGCGTTCACGGTGCTCATCCAGCGATGTCTTTGGATGGTTGGAAAAGCTGTCAAAGAACAACGGATTGGAGTTGCTCGATGTGTGCGATCAGGAAAACGAGGATTGTGACAAGTCCACCACGCTCGCCCGCGCCGCACAGGGATCGATCAACGAGGACGGCGATGCCGCTCCCGTGGGGACAACGAGCGCTGATATCGCCCCCTTTGTGAAGCCACTTGGAAAAGTGCGCCGCCGGAATCCTAAATAATACCATGTGCAAGATGCCCGTCTCTGATCGCAAAACCAATCTTTGGCGTCGTAGCGGTGCCATTGTGGAGAAATTTGAGTCCGCTTATGAAAAGCCCAAGTTTGAGAACAAGCTTGTGTTGAGGAAGCGTGATGCCGAAAAATAAGATACCGCCCCGCCCGCGAAATCCATTCGTGAAGTCGGTGCGCGATCCCAAAGGGATTTACCGCGAGAAGACTGCGAAATCTACTGCCGAGCGCGAGGACCAGCGCGACCCGTTCAGTCGCAATGCCAAATACAAAGCTGGGGTGGAGGATTTTGACATGTCGGATATCGAAGAGGGTTTCCAGTTTGGTGATCCGGTTGAACATAAGGGCCAGAAGGGGAAGGTCAAAGTCCCCAATGGTCCCATGAACATGGTGGGGATCACCATTGATGGCGAATACGCACTGGTTCCGGAAGACGAGTTGAAGCTTCTCACCGAGTCGCTCGCTCGCATGATCGAGCTTTCTAAATAGAGTATGCGCTACTTTGAGATCACATCCGGGGTGAGAATGCCCGTGTCGTTGGAGGAACAGAAAATCCTCGACATGACAGCGGAATCGACTCTGAAAAAGAGTGATCTCGAAGAACGCGACCAAGAGGTTGCGCGGGGCATGGTGACGAGAGGATTATTGAAAAGAGGCCGCGACTCTGACAATAATGTCGTCTTTGCATCCAACAAAGAGAAACTAAACAGGGATTGATATGTCGGGCATAGATCACAAGCACGTTCAGGATATGGCGAAGCTCATGGCAGCAATGGCGGCGGCGGAAGAAGCACCCGCGCGCACGTCAGTGGCATCGAGCCTTCCTCTCGCAGAGAGCAACGTTCCGGTTCGCCAAGCCGCGCCGATGACGAGCGATATCGCCGCCATGGCGAAGATCATGGAAGCCTTTTCGACTGCCACCGATGATATGGTGGCCACGTCCTCGACCTATCCCGAGTTGAAGAAGGCCCTTGTCACCGAAGCCACCGAGACGGGCGCGCGCGTGGGTTCTTGGGAGATCGTGGGCCGCGCCGTCGATGGCATGGGGAAGTTCTACAACGTCTCGCACGCCGTCACCAATGAGCCCATCGCCAGTGATCTGCGTCTCTACGAAGCCGCACTCGCACTCGTCAACGCTTTCAACGAAGGCGACACCATCACCTCGATGCGCGTCAAGACCATCTTGAATGCGGAGGAGGAATACTCCCGTGCCCTCACAGATGCTGTGCATTTCGCCGGTCGGGTGAAGGTTACGGAGGGTTCTACGCGGTCGGTTGCCGAGGATCGTTACGCACAGGCCAAGCACCGTGCTTTGAGCGCAAAGAAGACGCTCAACGGTATCTCCAAACTATTCTGACAACACGACATATCTCCCAGCTAAATAGTCTTGCCAAGTCAAAGGAACCAGCAAGACAATGAAGTCGTGTCAGCATCTGAATAAAATCTTGAAAGATCGATACGGCCTCGACTTGCTCGCTGGTCCGCTCGACCATGATCACCTTCAACAGGTGTACGAGCATTATCGTGCGCAGCGTTCGACCCTTCGCCTCACCCTTGGTGAGAGCGCCATGGGGTATTCGACTGCCTATTCCAAGGCTTATCTCATCTCGGAAGCCGCGCTGATGATCCTGAAAGAAATCGCCCCGAAACGTCGCAAGAAGAAGGAATCCAAATGAAAGACATGTCTTACCTGATTGAGAGCGCGCTTGAGAAGGCCGAGGTCGTCCTTGCCGCCAAGACAATCACCGACGCTATCCAGAAGATGGCAGAGGCTGCCGCGAAGATGGAAGCCGACGATGTGATGCCGCTCAACGATCCCATTCGTGAGCATTTCGGCCCGGAAGCCGCTGCTGCGTTCTCCGAAGCCGTGACCGGCAAGGTGCGCGAGTTGACCAAGATTCTCGGCGAGACCAAGAACGCCATCTCCGATGAGATCGCCCGCATGCAAGGTGAGCTTTCGGGTGAGCCGCAGAACGATCTGGCGACCATGGACGATGGTGCCGAGATCGGTGATGGTGCCGCTGATGACGGCCAGAGCGATCTGTCCGCCGACATTCCGCAGGACGATGCCACCGCACCGGCGATGGACGTTCCCGGTGATGCGCCCGCCGCCCCGGCTGATGCCGCTCCGGCTCCCGCAGATGATATGCCGAAGTTTGACGCCGATGCCACTGGCTCGTTGAGCAAGGCCGCTGGTCGCGCCCGCAAGGAGAGCGCGGAGCCGAAGGGCCGGATGCTGGAAAGCGTCAACCCGGATCGCATCGTTGCGCAGGAATATGCCGGAATGATCCGTGAAGGCAAGTCCGCCCTCGAAGCCGCCACCTCGCTCACCGAGTCCTACGGTCTTTCGATCAACGATCTCGTTGAAATCGTCACCGCGTACAAGAAGTAAACCATGCTGCTTCGCGAGCTTTTCGAGGATATCGGCAGTGGGGATATGATCACTGGTCTGCGCCAACAGGTGCTCGACTATCTCATCCCCATGGTGTCCCACGATGTCGATTTCGTCACCGTGCAGGACATCGAAACCATGCTGCGTGATTCGCGCACTGGTCTGACGATTGATCGTGGGCTCGTGATGCAGATTCTCGACCCCACAAAGGTCAAGATGGTGAAGAAGGTCGAGGGTGATAAGGTCTATCTGTCGGTGGAGGCTGGTATGACGGCCAACACAACAGATCAGCAGCAAGAGAAGCAGGCCGACGATCTCAACAACAAGGCGACCCAACAGGCGGTCAAGAGCATTAAGGACAAGTAAATGGTCACGCAGACTGGCACGCACCGTTCCGAAATGATGGACGAAATCCGCATCCGTCTCGGTGCGTCGATGGTCGATGTTGAGCTTGATCCCGCCGATTACGATGTGGCGATCAACATGGCTCTGCGTTACTACCGCCAGCGTTCCACCAATGCGCAGATCGAAGCATTCGCCTTCCTTCAGGTTCAGCAGGACATTCCCGCCTACACCCTTCCCGCCGACGTTCAGGAAGTGCGCGCCGTCTATCGTAACAATCTTGGTTCCGCCGCCACCAGCGGTCCCGGCCTCGAACCGTTTAGCGCAAGCTTCATGAACAACATCTACATGATCCAGAACCCCGGAAACATTTCCACAGGCGGTTCTGGTGTGCTCGCCACCTACGACCTCGCCATGGGCTTCCAGAAGCTGACAGGGAAAATGTTTGGGCGTGATGTCCTGTATACATGGGATGGCGGCACCAAGCGCATCACCTTCCACCGTCGTTTCATGTCCGGTGAGGAAATCGGCCTCCACGTCTATATGACACGCCCGGAGGAAGTGCTGTTCGTCGATCACTATGCGCGCCCGTGGCTCGAAGATATGGCGACCGCACAGGCAAAGGCCATGCTGGGTCAGGGTCGCGGCAAGTTTTCCTCGCTGGCTGGTCCGCAGGGTGGGATTACCCTTAACGGTGCGGAGTTGAAGTCCGAAGCCGCCACCGAGATCGCGACTCTCCTTCAAGAGTTGAAGGACGGTATTGACGCGACGATGGGGTACTCCTTCACGATTGGTTGAGGGTTCTACGGATTTAGTATTGGTTGACTAAATAGGAGATGAAAACTCTCCTTGAAGCTTACCTCGCCCAAAATACGGATCGTTTCAACTGCCGGTGGCTTGTCAAACGAGACCCCACCCTTTGGAATATGATCGTGAACGCTACGGCGTTTCTGCCCGCTACGGCATTGCCCAAGCAGCGGTGCTGGCATGTCCTGAACGATGTCTGGGAAATCCCCGTGTGCCCCGTTGATGGAATACAAGTTAGCTGGTTTGAAAATCGCTATCTTACCTATTCTTCTATGTCCGCCCAGCGACGGTGCCCGTTGGTACAGGCTAAAATGACAGCAACATATGAAACTCGGACGGGGCATGTGGGCCATTGGTCCAGCAATCCAGATGTTCGTGCTGTAATCCGAGAAAAACGGCACGCCAATCCGCAACGCGGCCACAAACATTCTCCGGAATGGCACGCCAAGGTTAAGGCCACATGGGATGAAAAACTTCGTAGAACAGTAGTAGATTCTCCGGGTAGTTTCAAAGAATATAGAGATTATGTTACGAAGCTAACTCGACGATCATATAGAGACCATTTGTCTAAAAT